GATCGGACTTCTTTACAATCGCGCCCTTCTCATCGCGCCGATACAGCCGGAACTCGGAAAACCAGTTCTGGCACGTCTTGAATACCTTCAACCGGCCAGCGGACAAGCGTTGCCAGACATCGAACAAGCCAGCTTCAACACCGTTGTCCGCTTTGCTGATAATCAGCCCCATGTCAAGGTAGTTCTGGTAAAGTTGTTCGCCGTCTTTCTGCCCACGCCCACGGCTGGCCGGATCGATGACGCCCACCATCCAATCTCCCCGCGCCCGTATCGCGGCGGCGTGGACGGACGGTTCGGCCTGGCCTCTATAGTGCTCATCATAGATGTAGACGGTTCCGGTTTCCTGATTGGTTGCTTGCCACACAACTGCCGTGCGGTTCCAGCCCACGTCCATGCCGTATGACCTCGGCCACCATATCGGCACCTCGAACGGATCAACCGCTATGTCGCTTTCCGGCACGGGGTATATCGCGCCCGACCCAAGGGCAGGTATACCCTTGGATCGCGCGTCACGTTGATACGGCGGTATCGACGCCCAAAGCTCTGCCTTGGCCTGTTCCGTCAAATGCGGAACGTCATCCCATGTCGCGGTGATCGTGGCCCGGCTCATGGCGGGTCAGTCCGCTGCACCACTCCGGCGGCTTTTTCCCGCGCCCGACGCCGCAACTCCCTCCATAACTGACAATCGGTTGCATCGCTGATGACGGTAAGGTCGCCAGCATTCAACCGCAGCATCTCCGCAACCGCGCCGCCGTGCGTTTTGTGACGGGAAACGACTTTTCCGGGATACACTCCGCAGCGGACGGTTTTGCCCACAGTGTAGCATTCGCGGCCGGTGGTTTTATGCTGCCCCATTGCGCGTTGCATCCTCCTGACATAGCAGTCCAGGGACGAAGATGTCTTCGCCGGCTGGGCAGCGGACTTGCTTCAGCCAACCCTGCTTTTTCAGCTTGAAACATCGACGCCGAAGCCTGTCATTGCGGTATTGCCAAGACACCCGAAACTCGCCCTTCTGTTTTGCGAGCGCGACAATCTTCCAGGGCATCAGCGCGCCGTCTTGCATGGCGGGGCCGATGGGCAAGGCCGTGGTATCAGGTTGCGACATTGTTCCTTTCCTCCTTAATTGCGGTGCGTGCGATCGACAAAAGCAGGTCGCGGAACTCTGGTGGCGTGGCATTTCGTATCTCGGTCTTTCGCTTGCCGCCGACCATCGCCATCATGCCGATGCGCCTGGCCTTCTCATAACCGTAGCGTTCCAGCGCGATCGGATGCAATCGCTGTTCGCCAACCCCCCACCGCAATTCTGGCAGGTCGGTCCCGTTGGCGTAGAGCCATGTTCCCTTGCGGCTCAGATGCCCGTAGAAACCTTGTTCGACGTAACAGGTCCAGCCGCCGTAAAGGTCTGCTGTTATCCAGCCTCCGGTGCGCGGCGGCGGGCTAAGATTGAAGTGCGCCCAGGCATGACTATCTGCCGGATGCTCCAAGATGCCCGCATAGGCTCTCACAGCATCCAATGCAGAAGAGAAGCAGCCGTTGTCGTCGCCCAGCGTGTATTGATGCGGCTTGCGGGTGGACCCGTGCCAGAACCTTCCCCAGCGGGCGCACGGTGGATGCGCCACGACAGGCGACGGCCCCGCGTATAGGCGTGCGTCACGGCTGATCGGCCAAGCGTCAACGCCGGACAAGCCAGAATAACACCCTTCTTCTTCAACGTAGAGCGCCGCAATAGTCGTATCAGGTTTGCTCATCGGCATTTTCCTTTTGCTGTGCACGTTCCAGTGCTTTTAGAAATCCGGTCTTGCTCATGTGTTTGATTTTCTTCCCTTCTGTGTAGACCAGCGATCGGGCGCCCCCGGCCACGCCATGCAGCCGGTGCGCCTCAAGCACCTGTTCGTCGGTAAACCGCGCCTTCCGGCCTCCCGCGCGGCCGTTGGCACGCGCTGATGCCAATCCGGCCATGGTCCGCTCGTAGGTCAGATCACGCTCGAACTGCGCCATAGCCGCGAGCATGGCGAACATCATGCGACCAGCCGCCGTCGTGGTGTCCAAGCCGGAATTGTCCAGTAGCCGAAGATGCGCGCCCTTGGCCTGTATCTCCATTGCGATCTGGTGCAGGTGCATGGCATTGCGCCCGAGCCGGTCAAGCCTCCACACAATGATCACGTCGCCGGGCCGGATATCTTTCATCATGGCGTCAAGCACCGGGCGATTTCTCGCGGTCCCCGATACCTTTTCCTCGAATATGTCGAGCGGATCGACGCCAGCCCGTAGCAGCGCATCGATCTGCAATTGCGGGTTCTGATCCGCCGCGCTGACGCGGGCATATCCGATCTTATGCGCGTCCGCTACGGGCGGCGGCGGAGGCGGAGGCGGTTTCGGCTTTTGCGCCATCAGTTATTTTCATCCAACCAAACTATCATGGTTGACGGTATACAAAACTGGTGCTAGAACGTCAAGCACAAACTGAGACACCAAACGGAGCGGACCAGATGCACGCCCAAACGATATTCAACAGCCTGTGGACCGGAGCGTTGCTTGGTTCGTTTTGCGCGTATCTTTGGGTTGTGGCATGAGGATGCGAAAAAGGACTTGTAGGGTTATCCTACGTGGCGTATAAAAAGGGGCAGGCCGGATAGCCGGTCAACCCACTCGGAGTTCCCCGCCATGGCTTCCATCTCAACCCTTCGCTCTATCTCCACCGCAGCCGACGCAACGTTCTACGCGGCTCGCGAGGTATATTACTCAACTCTGGCCGAAGTAGCTGTCAACTACAGCAACGAGCTTTATGCTTCCATTGGGCGGCTTGAAGATGCATACCGGGCAGCACGGATAGCAATGGAAAACGCCAACGCCGAGTTGGAACATGCGGTCCTGGTCAGCGTCGGCGTTCGGCGGGAACCCGCCAGGAAGGCGGCATGATGTCTGAACCTACTGAAACCACGGGGACCAAGGACACCTTGATCTGGTCCGATCAGCATCGCGCCTACTGGAACGAATTTGGTGCGGGCTACACGCTCGACCCCAAACAAGCCGGACGATGGACCCGCGACGATGCGGCGCGGCTGACCTGCACTTGCGGACCGGAAAAGAAGATCGTCCTGAAGGGAGGTTACCTATGAAATTCGCATATGCAGACCCGCCGTATCTCGGTTGCGGATCGCTCTATGCCAAACACCATCCTAATGCCTTGGTTTGGGATGATCCAGAGACGCACCGGGCATTAATTCGACGGCTAGAAACGGAATACCCGGACGGGTGGGCTCTCAGCTGCGCCAGCACCAATCTGTTTGACCTCTTGCCAATGTTCTCCGCACGGCCTCGCGTTGCGTCTTGGCAAAAACCGTTTGCTATCTACAAGCCGAACGTGCCGGTAGCTTACACCTGGGAGCCGATACTTTTTTCGGGCGGCCGGCGGCGGGGGCGTGATGAACCAACGGTGCGGGATAGCATCGCCTGCAACATCACGCTTCGCCGTGGTATGACGGGAGCCAAACCTCGTAACGTCTGCCGCTGGATATTTGATCTGCTTGGCGCAGCACCGGGCGACACACTGGATGATCTGTTTCCTGGGAGCGGTGCTGTCGGCGCAGCCTGGGCTGAATGGTGCGGTGACAAATCGCCGCTTCCCGAACTTCCTTTGGAGATGCTGTGCAGATGACAATCAGCAACTATCAAAACCAACCGACAGCCTACCGCATCCGCCGCGACGACGATGGATATGCGGGGCTTTGCGCTGCGGTCTCCGTCACGCGAGATTAAAGTTCTGCTCTATCTCACGCTGCACATTCGATGACGTGTCCGGCATCTCCTTGGCTGCGGCCGTTCGTGCCGCTTCTGCCGAACCAAACAGCGACACTACGCCCCGCCTCTTCACGGTGAACCAGTAGCCGCCGAAGCGATACTGACCTTCCCATTTTAGTCCACGCTTCCTAGCTCTGGTCATCTGCTTGCCTCGAGATTGGTGACGGGACGCCTCGGGCGAGCATCCTATCCGGCGCGGGGCGGCAACCCCAGAGCCACTTCTTCATATACCAGGGCGGGGCTGGCGTTCTAGCGCCAGCCGCCGCCGGTTTGCTCATCGCGCTTCTATCATCCGATCGACAAGCCTTAGTGCAGATTTCTGCAACGCTATACGTGTTGGCGTTAATGCGATCCAGGCTGCGTCCCTGGCTGCGTCCCTGGCTGCCGCCCCGGCTGCGACCCAAGATGCGTTCCAGGCTGCTTGCCAGGCTGCGGCTGCGGCCTGGGTTGCGGCCATGGCTGCGTCACCGGCTACGTCCATAGCTGCTTCCCAGGCTGCGTCCCTGGCTGCTACCCAGACTGCGAGCCAGGCTGCCGCATCGGCTGCGGCCTCGGCTGCGTCCTCGGCTGCTTCCCATGCTGCCTCATCGGCTGCGTCCCCGGCTGCCGCCCTGGCTGCGTCACCGGCTGCGGCTGCGGCATCGGCTGCGTCCCAGGCTACGTCCATAGCTGCGGCCCAGGCTGCGTCCCTGTCTGCAAAAGCGTCTTTTTTAGCCGCAGTTAAGGCGGGCATTAAGGGCGGGCACTGATCAAAATCCGTAATTTCCGGCAACGCAGCAAGCGCGGTCGCATGTTCAGTTAGACCGGCCAGTCTCAGCCAATCCGGCGTATACTCTCGGATCAGCCAGTCTGCCGCCATGAGGGCGCGTCGTTGCTCGAGGGATTTGTTGCGTGTGCCAACCAATCGCATGACCAAGGGCTTTAGCAGCGTCTCCCGCTCGTCATCCGGAAGCCCGTCATTCCACGTGCGGAGAAATTCACCGATCACCGGACATGCACATTCGGGATGATCTGACCAGGGTTCGCCTGCTACAAATGCAACAGCCTCCATGACGCACATTCCATCATTCGGACCACTATGTGCTCCGGACGAAAGTGCCGGAAGATTCTGTATGTCTCTCATCACGATCTCCGTTTGTGGTGTGGAACCGAGGGGCTTAAAGCCCCTCTTCGTCCATGCCGTCTTCAAAGCCAAAGTCAGCGGCATCCTCCGCTTCCGCGAGGTCGATTGCGCGGTCATCTGCGCTCTCGACGTATTCGGGGAAAAGGGTCGCGATGAGAAGAGAAACGGCCACGTTAGCCTCCTGAGCGGGTTGAGATGCAGGCAAATATCCCGAGGACGGGGATCGTGAAAGGCAGTGCTACGAGCAGGTAAAGCCAGAAATCCGCCATGATCCGCTCCGTCCGCTTAGAAGTTATAGATCGCGGCTTGACGCGGTGAGAAAATCTCGCCCGCAACCTCGCCCGCTGCATATTCTGTTTCGGCCCAATTCTGGGGGTCGGCCTGATACCAGTCGAAGCGGCTGATATCGAGCATTTCATCCTGTTCATGGATCGTCAGGACCGGCTCAAGGCCGAGTTCCGCCGCAGCAGCAAGACGATGCGATCCCTCAAGTGCTTGGAAATAATCACCACAATCAACCACTTCGATTGTTGGTGCCCCAAGCGCCTGCATCTCCGCGATGACTTCGGCCAGTTTATCGGCGTCGGGCTGGTGGATCGCGTAGATGGTGGTCATTTCATCGTCTCCGTTTGGTTGGCCGGCTATCCGGCCTGCCTCCCTTATATGCCACGTAGGAGAACCCTACAAGTCCTTTTTCGCATCCTCAAGAAACAGCGAAACCACATCGGACCATCCAGCCATCGGCGTAAAGGTCAACATCACGATGCCATCCGTCGTCATTGTGCGGATCAGACATTCCGAATACACATCAAGCGGCGGTTCCTCATCCAGCCACACAAGCCGCTGCTCGGTGCCTTCAAACGACTTCCGACCCTGCTGATACGATTTAAGGCCAAGAACGCTTTCGCCGCCGCTGGCGTGCCGGATGCGCGCGGTGTCAACCAGATCGGGGACACCTTGTTTCCATGTCAAATCGCCTATCAGGTCGCCAGGTATCAACCCGGTGCCTGTGAAGCCTTTGTGGCCGCCATCCCACGCGACCTCGCCAAAGAGCTTTTTTTGGACAATGTCGCGCGTCGTCTCGTTTGTGCCGCCAGCTACCCACGCTTGTATCGGTCCGTCAAAGCGCCTGCCAGTCCACCATGGCGGATACAAGCCGGTGACGTGCAGCGTTGTTTCGTAGCCGCCCGCGCCCTCTGTTTTGCCGACGCGGTTGGCGGCCAGGAACAGCCGCTCCCGGTGGACAGCGCCCGCCTCGAAAAACTCCATATGCCTTGGATATAGCTCACGTCTCAGCGGTCCCGTTTCAGGGTAGTAGGAATGCAGCTTCCGCCGAGAGTTGCGTCTCGCCCGCTCCTCCAGGATATGCAGCAATTCCTGCCTTTCCGATAAGTTCAAGCAATCGAGCTTCAAGTTTGTCATCCGGGATAACCTTGATGTCCACTTTGCCGCCAACGTCGATCTTGTCGCCGTAATCGGCGGGTGCCATCTTAGCGGATCGCCAGCGGTAGTGGACGGCTAATTCCCGCGCTTTGGAAAGCTCGAACGCATCACGCGCGGAGAATATCGCCAGTTCGGCGCGCTCATCCCATAGCGTTGCCGTCACTCTCCGCGCGTCACGGGCGCGCAAGGAACGTTCCGGCGTCGCCGCAAGCCATTGCGCCAGCGTGCCACTGGATACGCCGATGGCCTTGGCGATATCGCCTAGCGTGTGACCGTCAACGATGTCCTGGCAAACCGCGTCAATGCCGTACGCTTCAACCCGATCGCTGGCCGGTGATCTGGACATCAGAGGTTCGCTTCGCGCGCATCGGCGCAAGCGGGGCTAGGACATACGCCAACAGCGACGCTTCCCCAGGAAGACAAACTGATATCACGGCCAGGATGACCATACAAATACGCATCATCGATCAATCTCCTTATGGGGATACGCCCGCGCGACCAATTATTGCGCGCCCTGCGTGAACGCAGCGTGAATAGCCTCTCACGCAACGGCTCATGCGAACGCAACCGCACAAACCGCCCGCCAAGTTTCCGCCAGCCGCTATACATGATTATACTTCCTATACTGGTTGTTTCGACTTCTTAACGAACCATCCATACAAACCGGCCTCCCGGTCGACCCAACCGCAGCACGACACGCAATTGCCATCCTCGACGTCTTGCCGCAGCGCCTTAACGATCATGGGCGACATGGCGTAGGACCATCGACGACACTCCCCCTGCAAGCCCGCTAGATGCCACTTCCCATCATCTAGGCTAGAGGGGTGGCTTAGGAGTTCCAAAACCGCCACAGATGGCACCGCAGGCCCGGCAAATGGCATGTCGGGTTTTTGCATCTTGGTTGTGGTTGGTTGTGTCATCGTTGATCCTATCTCAAGTGGTGGGACTTTGTCTCATTATCATCACTGGTGCACTGTGATGCACTGAAATCGGGGAGTGGTGCACTCAAAAAAACCAGGACGCTCTAGGGTTAGGATAGCACAGTGCACCACAGACATATAAAACATTAAAGTGTAATGCGGGTACGCACATGCGCTAACCCTATTAAAGTTGGGGTGCCTGTGGTGCACTGACTGCACTGTATTGTTTGTTTTCAACGGGTTAATCAGTGCACCATTTTCAGTGGTGCACTGAAAATCACTCTCAAAGCTCATAAGTGGTCACTCCGTTGCTGCGTCTTTTTCGCCATACCCCCCGTTGCAGAATTGCCACAACCCTTCTTTGCTCCCGTGTGCCGATCTTTTGGACATCCATGCCGATTGCGTGGCGCAACACCTGATTGACCGTCGTTTTCCATATCCCCTCGCGTTTAACCCATTCGTTAAACGCATCCTCCCAAGCGTCGCATTCGTATCTATCCTCTTGTTCTGGCTTGATAAATTCAGCCTCAAAGTCTTTTGATGGATAGCGCGGCGCACCACTTCTATACATCATCAATGCTTCAGCCAGTATTTGCAATCTGTCCGCTTTCAGCGCGTCAAGATCGATATCGCCCACCTTAACCGGCCAAAAACGCCTTCCCCCGGTTGCGTCACGCAAATACTCGCCTTCGTTCGTCGATCCGATGAACACGCATTGCCGTGGCTCGATAACTTCCCTACGGCCGTATTTCGGGACATAGCGTTCGTGGGTTTGGGTTAGAAATTCCTTCAGCTTGTGGCTTTCCGCATTCGAGAAGGACGACATTTCCGCGATCTCAACCAGCCACTTGCCGCGCAGGTGCATTGACAACCGCACCGCGTCACCGCGCGCCAGGTCGGGGATGTTGTCGGAGAACCACTCGCCAGCCAGCACGCGGCACGCACTGGACTTGCCCGCGCCCTGGCCTCCTTCGAGGATCAGCATATAATCGGACTGGCACCCTGGTTCCATCACGCGGGCAATCAGCGATACCAGGAACATAGCGCCAATCGTGTCGGCGTATCTGCCGCCTTCGCATCCGAGGTAACGCGAAAGCCAGCCAGCAACGCGCGTTTCGCCGTCCCATTCCAGGCCGGTCAGCATGTCGCGCACGGGATGGAACTTGTTATCCATCGTGATTTCATCGATCGCGTCCTGCACAACGCCCTTGGTTATGCGCCGCAATCCGATCTGCTGTAGGAATATTTGCAGCGACACGCAATCACTGTCCGTCATGTTGCGCGGCACGGGCGAATGGTCGGACGATCCGGGTATTTGCTTTAGGAGCATGCACGTATGCGACATTTCATCGTAACCGACCGCGCCCGCGATCTCGGGATGCCCGCTTAATGCCAGCCGGGCGTTGAATGCGTTGCAAAGCGGCTGACCGTCCGAAGATAGCTGCCATCCGTCCTTGAAGTATGCGGTTCCTTCCCCTCGCGGCGCGCGTTTCCGCTTGATAGGCACGACATTATCGCCATAGTCGCCCTCCGAGGCTGGCGGCGGCGGTTCTTCGCCCGGCGGCGGTTGCATGGGCGAAAGGTCCACGCCATCCTCACCGGCCGCTAGACGATCCGCGAATTGCTGAAAAATGTTCTCCGTTTTGCGTGAAACGTCGTCAGGACCAATCGGTCGGAATATGGATTGTGGCATCTCGTTATCGGGCATAGTGCCCACCCCTCGTTACGTCCGCGTGGACACGGTCAGCCGCTTCCACGGCCCGCGCCACGGCAGGTTGTGCCATCTCGATTGCTTCGGAAAGTCCCACTAGGATAAATGTATCAAGCAGATCGTGGGTAGCGTCTGGCAGGTGCGCCGCGCCACGCTGATTGGCTATGCGCCATATCTCCGCGTAGGCATCGGCCCATGTTGACATTTCCAGCGCGATAAACAGCCCTTGCGCGCGTAACGCCCGGTGGATGAGCGGCACAACATGCTTTGCAAAAGCGTCGGGGAAGGTCATTTTTTCCGCTTGGTGGGCGCGGTGCCGTTCCTCACGCCGAACGCCTCATCGCCCATGACGCCGTAATCGTATGGCACCTCGAGCAGCGATGCCTCGATATCGTAACCGCCGTCAGGCGACTTCCGGATCGTGACGGCGGTTATCATGCCGAAAGCGTCGGTCATTTCCCCACGCAGCACGTCTTCGTCGCGGTGCAATTTGCCCACCCACCGCGCAGTCATTCGTGCGTCCAAGCGTATCGCGGCTCAAACTTACGGATGATCCGCTTGACTTTTTTCGGAGAAACCAGCGCGGCATCATCCTTTGCGTGGTATTCCGCCTCGATTATCTGCACAATCGTCTCTGCGGTCGGGCACAACTGGAAACCGCTATCGCGCAAAAATTCGTAGACTGACCGGATGGACCACGCCGCAACGCAAGGTATCTGCTGCTTGCCCAGCATCCGCATTGTGTCTCGCTGCCCCGGTCGGAGAGCCTTGTAGGCCTCCTGTTGCCCGGCAACTGCCTTTAGCTCGATCTGCGCAAACCGTGGACATTGATACACATACCAATCAAGATGGCTCGGCTTGATGCCCATCGCCTTACGCCGCTGCGCCCACACCATTGCTTTCGTCTTGTCGCCGTCGATTGACTTTGCTGCGGTGTCAATCGCGGTATACCAACAAGGCTCGGCCAGGATGCGGTCAAGCAATTTGTCAACGTAGTGGGATAGCCTATGCTCGCGTTGATTCATTTTGCCGCCCCCTTCTTCTTCGCTTCGCCCGCGTACACAGGCCCGACGCACGCGATATGCCCGTCATCCTTTAACGCGGTCTTGCGAGCCACAGCAGCCTCCTCGCTGCGGAACTTTTCAACTTTCGGCTTTGGCCGCTGACTGAGCGGCGTGGCGCTTCTGTGATTAAAGATGTAGTGGCATTCCCAATGTATCGGCTCATCGCTCATCGGTTTGCTCCCCATATGCGACATCATCCCAATTGACATGATGCTCTGCGTCGTCAGCGGGTTGGCACGGCAGGCATACATCAAACTGATGCTGCCAGACGCCGCACGCTCGGCATCGGTTGTCCATCATGGACCAATGCGGCGCGTGGCTCGGGTGAACGGAATGCTTAGGCATACTGGCGATACCTCCATCTCGGCTCAAGCTCAGGCTGATATGCAACGGCGTGATGCTCATCGCAGTAGGTCCGCGCCGTCGCCGCTTCGCAAAAGCGGAAGCCGGGTTTGCGCGGATCGCCCAGCGGCCAGCAACAGCCCTGTGACTGCGCTTCGCGCCTGAGCAGCGTGATCGGCGGAGTTGGCCTCCGATTAAAGTCGCGCAACGCTGGCAGGTGATCCAGAGCCTCCGCGTCAATGCCTTCCGCGCCCAATATCTGCCGCAGCGCGCAAGCCCTGACTTTTTTCTGCGTGACAGCCGATTTCTGCCGCGATCCAACCACCACCGTTTTCCGTGGTTGAAGGGTATTCCTACCTACGCGGGACGCGCGCAACGTCGCTTTCTTTTCCTCCCGTTCCGCCCGT